ATGGCGGACGTCGCCGACGCGGGCGTCGCCGCAGACGAACTGAAACAATTCATCGAACGTCTTGAGCGGCTCGAAGAAGAGAAAGCCGGCATTGCTGGCGACATCAAGGAGGTGTTCTTGGAGCTGAAAGGCCGCGGCTTCGACGCCGCCGCCGTGCGCCAGATCCTGCGCATCCGCAAGAAGGACCTGGCGGAGCGCCAGGAAGAAAATGCGATCCTAGAACTGTATCTGCAGGCGCTGGGAATGGCGTGATGTCGAGCGCCGAAGAGCTCGCCCGCCTGCGCACGGAATACACCCATCTTCTGATGCTGGCGATCGCCGCCAGCACCTATCTCGCGCAGGCGATGATCTATCCGGAGCTCCCTCCGAAAGACATGCGCCGCAAGGCCAAGGCCGGCGGCGCAGTCATCCCTTACGACAAGCTTCCTGCGGACGTGATCCTGGACATCCACGCCACTGCGAAGCGCTCGGGATTTCGTCCATGAAACACAATCGCGCCAATCTCGCTGTTGTCGCCCGCCGGTCAGAGCCGCCGGAATCGCTCGACTATTTTCCGACGCCGCCATGGGCAACGCGTGCATTCGTCAATCATGTGCTCCTGCCGCTGCTCGATGCGCAGCCGCATGACCACGTGAAGGACCCGGCCTGCGGCGAGGGCCACATGGCGGCCGTGCTCGCAGAGACCTTCGATGCGGTCTCCGCCAGCGATATCTGGCCCTACGGCTATGGCGCCGTCGCCGACTTCCTGGCGACAGACGGCGCGACGGCCGACTGGATCGTGACCAATCCGCCATTCAACGCCGGCGTCAGCTTCTGCCGGACCGCGCTGCAGCGGGCGCGTCTTGGATGCGCCGTGCTGGTCCGGACGCAGTGGCTGCACACCGATGATCGCTTTGCGTTGTTTCAGGAATCCCCGCCGTATCTGATCGCCTATCCAGTTGAGCGCATCCCGATGCACAAGGGGCGCTGGGAGCCGCGCGGGTCGACGGCCACGGATTACGTGTGGGTTTGCTGGCGGCACGGCCATGACCCGCGCCCACCGGTCTGGATCCCGCCTGGCCAGCGCAAGGCGCTCTCCCGGCCAGATGACGCTGTCCGTTTCGGCGCGCTGCAGCCTGCGCCACTTCTCGAAATCATGGAGGGAGCGCAGACATGACTGACCGCGCAGAGCGTGAGGGTCTTGACCCCGATTTTCCGCCACCCGGAAGCCGCGCAGCCATTGAGGCGGGCTGCATCTGCCCAGTGATCGATAACGCGCATGGGCGTGGCTATCGCGACGTCGAGGGGATTTACATCTACACCTGCGGATGTCCCCTGCACGACGCCGGCCGCTCCGCCCTCATATTTGCGGCCCGGGCCAAGGGAGACAAGCGATGAGCCATCCCGCCATGCTCGCCAAGCTTCACATCGCCCGCAAAGAACTGGGCCTGCAGGAAGGCGAATACCGCGCGCTGCTGGCGCGGATCACCGGCTCCGATAGCGCCAAAGGTCTTAGCGACGCGCAGCTGGACAAGGTGCTGGTAGAAATGAAGCGCCTTGGCTGGAAGCCGAAGCCATCGCGCCGGCCGGCGTCGCACCGCGCCGATGTGCGCAAGGTCTATGCGCTATGGGGCGCTCTGGCCAAGGCCGGCAAGATCGCGAGCAGCGATCCGGCCGGTTTGCGCAATTGGACAAACCGCCAGTTCGCGGTGTCGGCGCCTGAGTTTCTGAAGCCCGAGCAAACCCGCGCCGCCATCGAGCAGCTGAAGGCCTGGCAGCGCCGGCCGGTCAGCGCCGGAGAGCGGGCATGATCCGTGTCTCCGATCACGCGTTGCTGCGGTTCCTGGAGCGAACCGGGGCCGCCGAAGTGGAAGCGCTGCGGACAGTCCTGGCGCAATCACTCCAGCGTGCCCATAATACTGCCATCCGGATCAGCGAAGGCGAATGCTACGTGGTGGCGGACGGCCTCCGCTATGTGATCCGCAACAATACTGTTGTGACGGTGCTTTACGAGCACGCCCCCACCTCAACATAGGCGCGACATGACCAACGACAGCTGGCCAGACCTGCCCGCCGTGCTGGCGGAAATCGCAGAAGTTGCGGGGCTCGAAGCAGCCATGACCATCGCCGAGGAAAAGGCCGGTCAGGAGGTTTTTATCTGCGCGAACCTCCGCCCTGGTAACTGGCTGGTCCGTTGCGTTGGCATGGAGAAGGCGGAGCTCATCAGCCGGCACATGGCCGGTCGCGGCCGGGTGAAGATCCACATCCCGATCTTTGGCCACGGCTCCTATGTGTCGGAGCGCAAGCGTCGGGCGCGCGTGATGGCGGAGACGTTGGAGCGCGGCGGATCGGTCAATGAGATTGCCCGGCGCGCCGGCGTGACCAACCGGTCGGCCTACAGGTTCAAGGCCAGACACAACGGCGATCCGGATCAGGGATCGCTGTTCTGACGACCAAAGCCCCTGACACGCGTCAGGGGCTTTTTTGTGCGCCGATCAACGGAATTTGCGGGGAACGACAAGTTCTCTCGCGACCCGCCAGCTGATGTCAAGCCGGTCGCCGACAGGAGCGACCGATGTGACCAATCGCGAAATCCAGCAGGCGCTCGCAACCCTAGGCTATTACAAGAGCGCCATCGACGGCGTCATAGGCCCAATCTCCCGCGAGGCCATCCGCGCCTATCAGCACGCTGCCGGAATCACCGTCGACGGCATTGCCGGACCCGTCACACAGTCCCTGCTGCGCCGTGAGATCGAGGCCCGCACGCCGCGCCCCGCCAATGATGATTTGCGGCCGCACGTGTTCCGCGAGCTCAAGCCGGAATGGCTCCCTGACGCCGTCATGAAGGGCGTCATCGTCCACTGGACGGCTGGCACAAACAGCTTTTCTGACGCCGACAACGAGCACTACCACTTTGCGATCGACGGTGAATCGCGCGTGCATCGTTGCCGGCATGCAATATCGGCCAACGACGCGCGTGGTCGCGCGCCCGACTACGCAGCGCACACCCTCAACTGCAACACGGGTTGGATCGGCGTCGCCCTGTGCGGCATGCGCCAGGCCGTTGAGCAGCCGTTTAACGCCGGTCCAAGCCCCATCCGCCTTGTCCAGTGGACGGCGCTGGGCGTCGTCGTCGCCGAGCTCTGTCATCGCTACGGCATCACCGTCACGCCGCGCACTGTCCTCAGCCATGCCGAGGTGCAACCGACGCTGGGCATCCAGCAGCGCGGCAAGTGGGACATTTCCCGGCTCCCCTGGGACCCGTCCGTCCGGTCGGCGCGCGCCGTGGGCGACCTGCTGCGCGCCGACGTCGCCCACCACCTGAACAACCTCCGGAGTGTTTGATGCGTTCTCTCTCTTTCCGTAGAGGCTGGTGCGACCGCCTCATGGCCAGTCATGGCTTCACCGTATTTCTGTACCTGGCGGCCTTTGTGCTTGCGATCGCGGCGGCGCTGATCGTCGCCTGGACCGGCGTCACGATCTCGGCCTCTGTCGTTGCCGCCGCCACGCCGGCCGTCGTCGGCGACGGCATTGTCACTATCCCCTGGGGCGACTGGCTTGGCAGCATGCTGGAGCCGCTTGGCGCGCTGGCCATCGCTGTCGTGATGTGGATGCTCCGGCGACTGCCTGCGTCGATCTACCTGTATCTGCAGATGGCGCGGGCGGAGCAGCTCGTACAGCGCGCGGTTGATTATGCCCTGTCGGCCACGGCCGGCGCCACACAGGGCAAGTCACTCGACATCAAGGTGACGTCTCAGGTGCTTGAGGCGGCGGCCGAGTATGCCGTGGCGCATGCGCCGGGGTTGGTCAAAACGCTCGGCGGCACTGACCTCCTGAAGCAAAAGGTGCTCGCCCGCCTCGATGTCGCCGAGGACGTGTCCGCCGAAGGACTGCGCCAGATCCGGGCGTTCTGACAGGAGCGCACCGGCATGGAGCCTCACCACTACATGCTCGCCGCCAACGTGGTCATTTCGTTGGCGGCGCTTCTGCACTCGATCTATTCGCGCCGCTCTGCCGCCTCGGCGGAGTGGGCTGCAAAGATGGAGGCATCCCATGCCGCCCTGCAAACGCGCCTGACCACGGTCGAGGGCGAAATTCGCCATCTGCCGACAAGCGGTCAGGTCAACGACATCCGCTTGAAGCTCTCCGACATGGGCGGCGAGTTGAAGGTGCTGTCAGAGCGGACCGCGCCGCTCATCGCGGCCATCAACCGCGTCCAGAACTTTCTCACGGGGACAGGGGAATGAGCTTCGCCGCAATGATTGAAGAGGAAGCCCGGCTGATCATCCTGCGCACGCTTGCGGACCAGCCGGACAACCGCCTGAACAGCTCGCTGCTTCGCGACGATCTTGCCAATCGCTGGGCTATCAACAAGTCCCGCGACTGGGTCCATCTGCAGCTCGACCAGCTGGCCGAGATGGGCGCGGTGAAAGCGACGCGCATTGAAACCGTCGTGATTGCCGAACTGACCACGCGCGGCCTTGATCACGTTGAGCGTCGCACCGTCATCCCGGGCGTGAAGAAGCCAAGCCCGGCGGCGGTGTGATCATGTCGCGCGGCCGGCTCTCCTCTCTCGATCTGATCCCCGACGAGGGACAGGACGATATCATCTGGGCAATGGGCGAGCTCAACCAGCGCAAGCGCACCCAGGCGGACATCCTGTTCGAACTCAACGACCGGCTCGCGGTCAAGGGGATCGAACCGCTCTCAAAATCGGCGTTTAACCGGGCTTCAATGCGCGCCGCCGTGGCCGCACGACGGATTGCAGAGCGGCGCGCCCTGTTCGCCGGCCTCGCGCCGCACCTGACGCCGGACAACGTCGACGACGGCAATCTGGTCATCGGCGAACTGATCAAAACCCTGATCACCGATATGCTGGACGCGGACGCTTCCCAGTTCACGCCGAAGGGCGCGATGGAACTCGCGCAGGCCTATGTGAAGGCCATCCAGGGCCAATCCATTTCGTCGGACCGCAAGCGCAAGCTGGAAGACGATTTCAAGAAAAAGGCCGTCGCCGCCGTCGAACGACTGTCGACGGTGAAGGGCATCACCCAGGAGACCCGCGAAATGTTCATGCGCGACCTGCTGGGAGTGCGCGGCGATGGCTGATGTTATCGCCGTCGACCGGCCGACGCGGGATCAATGGGTCGAACTGCGCCGCGCAGAGGGCCGCGTCACCTCCGCCAACTGGCGCGAAACGCCGGCGCTGCTGGAGTACCAGCGCGAGATCGCGGCGCAGTGCCAGATCCACGACGTCGTTTTCGTGGAGAAATCCCGCCGCACCGGCGCCACCTGGGGCGCAGCAGCGGACGCGGTGCTGCGCTCCGCCAGCGCCCGGGGCGAAGGCGGCATGGATACGCTGTACATGGGCACGTCCCATGACATGGCCAAGGAGTTCATCGACGCGGCGGCCGGCTGGGCCCGGCTGCTCGAGCATGCCTGTTCGGAGGTCGGTGAGACCCTGTTCGACGACGGCTCCGACGAGGGCATCAAAGCCCTGAAGATCGACTTTGCGTCCGGCTATTCGATCGTCGCCCTGTCATCCAAACCGCGCTCGCTACGCGGCCGTCAGGGCTTCGCGATCCTCGACGAGGCGGCCTTCGTCGACAGCCTGGCCGAGCTGCTCAAGGCGGCGCTGGCGTTTTTGATGTGGGGCGGCAAGGTGCTGGTGATTTCGACGCACAACGGCGTCGACAATCCGTTCAACCAGACGATCGTCGACATCCGCGCCGGCCGGGCCAAGTACGGCCTGATCCGCTTCGACCTGGATGAGGCGCTGCGCCAGGGCCTGTTTGAGCGCATGTGCATGGTCAATGCGCACAAGCACGGCGAATGGACGCCAGAGAAAGAGGCGGACTGGCGTGAGAAGCTGATCAACGACTATCGCGACGCCGCCGACGAGGAGCTCTACTGCATCCCGGCGCAGGGCAGCGGCGCATGGTTGCCGGCCCCGCTGATCGAAGCGCGCATGGCGGATGCACCGGTGCTGCGCCTGTCGTTCCCCGAGAGTTTTGCCATGCAGCCGGAAGCAATCCGGCGTGGCGAGGTTGATCGCTGGATTGAGACTGAGCTTTTGCCGGTCATGGAGGCGACGCTCGATCGCAACCTGATGAGCGGCTTCGGCATGGACGTCGGCCGCAAGCGCGACCTGACCGTGATGTGCCCGATGCAGATCACCCGCATGATGCGTCGCGTTGTCCCCTTCATGGTCGAGCTGGAGCGCGTGCCTTTCCAGCAGCAGGAACAGATCCGCGACGCCCTGGTGTCGCGCCTGCCGCGTTTCATTGGCGGCCGGACCGACGCCACCGGCATCGGCGCGTCCCTGGCGGAGAGCGGCGCGCAGAAGTTCGGCCATGTCATGGTCGAGGTCAAAT